TTAGTGATGATTCAGGGTGATTTAATTCTGATGTTGATAAACCTTTAGCGATTGCCTTTTTATAATTTTCTGCTTCTCTTTTAAGGATTTTTTCAGGATAGAATCTACCATTCCTATTTGGTGTATTATATTTTTGTAATACCGCATAAAATTCAAATGGATTTCTATAATCCAAATTAGCGGCTTCTTTTAAAATGTCAGCATTAAGTTTATCTTTTGGAGATATGTAACCTGCATCCATTTCAACTAAGATTCCATGCCCAAGTTCGTTTGCTTCTAATATTCTTAATTTTTTCATCAATTGTTTTAAAATAAATATCTAATAATAGATAGTTTATTGATTACTTTATTTTTTTGATGTTGAAAAATCAAAATACTTATTTTCAATAATATTATTATTAAAGATATTTTTAATAATTTTTTTAATTGAATCTTTAATTTCTTGGGATTTAAAATCCACATCAATTATTGTGTAGAGATTGACTTCCAAATTAAAAAATGATTTTTTTCCGTGTGATATTCCACTTGTTCGTAGGTCTAAATCAACAATACTTTTTTCTTTAAAGAGTTCTAATGGAATTGAATTAAAAACTGAATGTTTTATTTCTCTATTTAAATTCCCTACTATTCGGGTCCAATTATCTTGTTCAAATTTTGGTGTAACCCATGATTGTATGTTTATGTATACTGATTTTAAATTTTTGGAATCTACAGTTCCATAAGTGGATTTAATAGGATGGTACAAATTTATTTTAACACTTTTCCCTTTTTTCATTAATTTTCATATTATTATGCGTTTATTTGTTAAAAAAATAACAAATATAAACTCAATAGTCAAAATTTTTATAAAAAATTAGATATTTTTAATATATGATAATCATTGAAATAAAAAATAACGAAAATATTGATAGGGCTCTTAAATTATTAAAATCTAAAGTAATTAAGACAAAACAGAATCAAATTTTATTTGAAAGAAAAGAGTACAAAAAGAAATCGGTTCTAAGAAGAACCGAACTTTTAAAGGCGAAATATATTCAGAGTAAAAAGAATTAAATAGATCCTTCTAAATTTTTTAATTTTAAGAAATTTAATTGGTCAAATTTTTCATTTTTAATTCTATCTATTGTTTCTGAAATTTTAGTTTTAACTTCAAACTCTTCTTCTTTTTCTAAAATAACATTTAATTTAACTATAGTACTTTCTCTAAGTGTTTCAAATTTAGTTTCTAAAGTTTTAGTATCTTCAGAAATTAATTGTAAAAATTCTTTTTTATCATGTTCACTTAAATTTTCAATATAACTTCTAAGAGTTTGATTGGCAATACTAACCATTGATTTAATTGGAATATTAATACTTTCTTTTAATGTTTTCTTTTCTGAGATTAAAACATTAATAATTTTTTTCTTTGAACTAACTCTTTCGGATAAATTAATTTTATTTATATAAACCAATGTATCAATATCAGAATATTCATTTTTTGATTCGGAAATTGTTTTAGGTAATTTAATGTCTTTTAATAATTTTTGGATAATATTAATACCTTCTTCTAAGAATTCTTTGGCATCTGATTCAGATAATCCTTGTGGAGTAGTTAATTGGTCATATAATGAATAGACCTTTGACATAGGTTTATTACTCAATACATTATGTTTGAATTCTCTTAAAGATTTTTTAAAATCCGACTCATTCTTGTAGGATTCTATTAAACTTGTTTCAATTATGGATTTTACTTGTCCGAAAGTCATTATTAATAGTTTTCATATAAATATTATGAATTTAGTAACTTATCCAATTCTTTTGACATTTCTCCTAAAGAATCTTGACCTTGACCTAAATCCAAGAATTGTGTACCCTCAATTAAATTAGTTTCAACTAAAATATTAAGATTATCCAGTCTTGATTCTGGTGTTACAGCACCTTCGGTTGGAGGTGTTTCAGTTCCTTCTGGTGCTGGTGGCGGTGGAGCGCCTCCTCCTAAATCACCTCCTCCTAAATCTCCACCAGGTGGAGCAGGTTCAGTTGGTGTAGAAGTTGCTGATGTAGTTCCTCCTGAAGATGAGCCATATAATTTATCAATGTTATCAAATATCCCTGTTTTAGTAATAACTGTTGGAGTTGCTTTAAGTTCTTCTCCTACAGCTCTTTCAATTCTTTGTTGTTGTAAATCCAATCTAATCTCTTCATCAGACCATCCAAAAATATGTTTTTTAGCCCATGTTGATGAAGTTGCTTGAATACCATTTCCTGGATCCGCAACAAGGTCTTTGTAAAGTAAAACTTTTTCTTTCCATACATCAATCTTCAATAAGTCTGCTTGTGTTGATGGATTACTAAGTCCTAAAGTAAAGTTTGAAAGTTCATCTTCAAATCCTAATAAAAATAAATGTACAATTGCAATTTTGTTTAATTCTTGCAACATACTTTTTTGAATTCTATTAATTGTTCTAGCAAAACGAATGTCCATTAATGCTAAATTCTTACCATCACCAACAACTTCTTCAAATCCTAAAAATGCTTTTGGAACACGAAGAGCTGTTAATAATTTCTTTTGAATATATTCAATATCGGCAATTTCAGATAAGTTAGTCGCACCTGGTAAAGTTGTAATTGGATCAGGTGCTGCAGGGTCTCTAACAGGAATGAAATAATCTTGGTCAACAGCCATTTGATTAAATCTCATATCCACGTTACCTGTATTCTTATCAACAATTTGTTCTCTTTTAAATTTATTGGCAACACGTTGAACATACGCTTCCACATCATCATCATTCATATTTCCCACAAATACTTTGAACATTCTTCTTTCAGGAGCTCTTGATGTACGATAAATTAACATTGCATCTTCAGACAATAATAATTGTTTCCAAATTCTTCTTGCCTTTTCTAACATAGAAGTACCATACGGAAGTTTTCTATCATCACCCAATAATCTAAAATGTGCGATTTCCCATGATTGGAAAGTCATGTTCTTATTTTTCCAAGTAAATTCTAATGCTTTTGGTTTTTCAGGCTTTTCAATATTAACTGTTATTTTTGCACCTGCACCTGCTTCATGTCTTTCAATTTCAATTGTTGGAAGTTGTTGAACTCCAACAATACCTTTTTCAGGGTCAAGTTTTAAATAAACAAAGTTATCACCATACTTACAAGTATTTCTTGTCCACATTGGTAAGTTGGTGTTAATATCCAAAGAGTTATTGAATAAATCAGCTAATACAGATTTGATACGTTTTGATTCAGAATAAATTTGTAAAATAAATCCGTCTTCATTTGTTGTAGTTGATTCTTCGGCGTAGATATCTAATGCGGCTGAAATCTCAGGAGTATACTCCATTGATTCATAATCATACTGAGCAGAAAGTCTTGTTGGCTCATAGTACATTGCTTGAGAATACATATTATTCTCAACTTTTGCCCATTGATTTGATAAATAAAATGTTTGTTGCGCTTGTAATTTTTCCTTTTCGTATTCATCACGATTAGTAGTACGTAATAATTCTTTTTTATCAAACTTAAACGTTGGATAATCTTGATTCAACAAAGAATTTGGCCCAAAAGTTTTGGACAAACGTTGCCAAACGGTTAGATTTTGATCGCTCATATTGTAATTTTAAGTTGTTACTTTAATAATATAAATAGTTATTTAACACCAAATAACCATCCATATGTTTCATAGTCTTTTTTTGTTGGACCAGAATTATATTGTCTACTATCTCGTCCCATTTGTGGAACCATTGGATTAAAAAATTCTGAAGAATTTTTATTTTCATTAACCACTGTAGACCAAGAATTTAACATAGCTTTTGTATGATTAACAACTTTTGTGAGAGATTGAAAAGATTTTTCTGCAACATAAATTGCCATAGATATTGCCATAATACAGTCATCATGATGACCTTTTTGATGGTCAGGTCTCCCATTTACATAGATAAAAGTATTCATTTCATTATATAATCTATGTGAATAAACTTTAAATTCATGTCTAACCGCTTCTTCAAGGGAAGCAATA